AGAGAAAGATAATGCTTGTAGAAGCTGAAAAATCAGTATTTCAAACTGATACTATGTTTGGTGAAGATAATTTTACAGTTGCTTTATGTGGAAGTAATTTAACTGATTATCAAAAAGGAATGATTCTTATGTTGGGAGTTAGAGAAGTTATTATTGCATTGGATAAACAATATCAAACTCTTGATTCAGATGAATGTAAAAACTGGTCACAACACATAAAAGATAAAATCATAGATAAATTAAGTCCATTTGTTTCAGTATCTGTACTATGGGATAGTACAAATTTGTTAGGTTATAAAGATTCTCCAACAGATAGAGGTAAAGAAACTTTGTTGAAACTTATGGAGAATAAAATATATGTAGGAACAAATCAATAATTAAGGTGGTGCAGAGTGAGTTTTAAATATGATGTACTTGGACATGTGAGGTTTGGATATGAATTAAATGATATTTTAACATTAAAAGGTATTGAAGATATTGATTCATTTTTACATCCAACCATTAAACATGTTGAGAGTGAAGAATTATTTGACAATATAAAAAAAGCAAGAGATGTATATGTACAGCATGTGTCGCAGAATCATACAATTGATTTACTTGTTGACTGTGATGTTGATGGATATACATCTGGTGCAAATATATATCAATATACCAAAAGAATAAATCCATCAATAGAAATTAGATGTTTTATTCACAGTGGTAAAGTACATGGATTATCTGAATTTATAGATTCTATGTGTTCAGATAATTCAGATTTAGTTATTATTCCTGATGCTGGTAGCGGTGATTGGAATGAATGTAAGCGATTAATTGACTCTGGTAAAGATGTGATTATTCTTGATCATCATTCAATTGATACATCTGGAAATCCTGCAATTGTAATTAATAATCAATCATCAAAAAATATTACAGATAAAGCTATGACAGGAGTTGGAATTACATACAAATTTACAAAACTATTAGATAAATACTATAAAGTAAATTACGCTGATGATTATTTGGATTTAGTGGCTCTTGGTATGATTGGCGATAGAGCTGATGTTTTAAATCTTCAAACACGATATTTAATATTAAAAGGTATTGAAGAGATTAAAAATCATACTAATAAAAATAAATTGATTAGTACATTTGTAGAAGCTCAAATGTATTCAATGAATAATAAAGTTACAATTAATGGTATTGGTTTCTATGTGTGTCCATTAATCAATTCGATGATTAGACTTGGAGATTATCAAGATAAATGTTATATGTTTGAAGCATTGTGTAATTCAAATGAATTTCTTGATAGAAAAGTCAGAGGTCAAGGAATTGTAAATATGTCAATTCAAGACTATGTGTTAAAAGCATGTCAGTCAAGTAATCGCAAACAGAAAAAACAAACAGAAGAAAGTGCTGCGGTATTATCAGAAGAAATATCAAAATACAATCTTGATAAATTTCCAATTTTAGTATGTAATGCAAAAGATGATGTTGATAGTAATTCTACTGGTTTAATTGCTAATAGACTTGCTGATCAATATCAACGTCCATGTTTATTAATGAGAAGAAAAGGTGATATATGTAGAGGAAGTGGAAGAGGAAGCGACAAATGCGAAATACTAGATTTTAATGAATGGTGTAAAAATACAGGTTTATTTAATAAAGTAGAAGGTCATTCAGGAGCATTTGGTTGTGAAATAAGTGTTGATAATACAAATAAATTATTTGAATTATTATCAACTATGAAAAGTATTAATGAACCTACATATCATGTCTATAACATCTATGAATCAAATCAAATCCATGATCAGATTATCAAAAATGTAGCGAAATACGATTACATTTGGGGTAACACGATTAGCGAACCGATATTTCTTATCAAAAATATTCCATGTAATAAATATAATTTATATCTATTGGGTTCTAAACAAAATAGAATCGAATTTACATATCACAATATCAAATTCATAAAACAAACCAAAGGAAGTTCTTTAGCATCACAATATAAAGAAATTATAGATATTGGAGATAATGTTGAATTTGATATTGTTGGTAGATTTTCAATTGATTATAAAACAAAATCAGCACAAGTTTTGATTGATGACTGGATGTTCTATAAGAGTGATAAAGTTTCTGGATTTGCATTTGGATAAGGATGGTGATTGATATAATAGATAAAAGTAAAATTCATGGTTATGATTTCGAGGTATACAGTAAGATCAATTGGTTTTGCGTTACATTTATAAATTATGAAGATAGAAATAAAGAAGTAGTTATAGTAAATGACAGAGCAAAATTAATAGAATTTTACAATAAATATAAAGATGATATTTTTATTTCTTACAATGGACGACAATATGATACAGGAATTTTTAAAGGAATCCTGGATGGAATGAATGTCGGATATGTAAATGATAAACTTATCAAAGAAGGTAAAAAACCTTTTCAAGTTGTAAAAAATGCAAAGAAATATCCATTAAATGATTATGATACCATTTTAAAAGATAAATCATTAAAACAGTTAGAAGCATTTATGGGAGATGATATTAGAGAAACAGAAGTAGACTTTAATATTGATAGACCTCTTACAGAAGAAGAAATAAAGCAGACATTGTATTACAATCACCATGATGTAATTGAGGTATTAAGAGTTCTTGATTATTGTTGGGATGATTTTGAAGGTCAACTAGATATCATTGAATTATATGGTCTTGATATGTCGTATTTTACTAAAACAAAGGTTCAATTAGCAGTTTCTCCTAAAATTCTTAATGCTGTCGATCAACATACTCTTGATGATGAATTTGATATTCGTCTTCCAGAAACAATTCAATTATCCGATAAATACAAATTTATTCCAGAATGGTATATGAATCCTAAAAATTGGAGATATAAAGAACATCTTCGGTCAGAAGACAACCAACATAATAATCAGTTATGTTGTACAGTCGCAGGTATTCCCCATGTATTTGCATGGGGAGGATGTCATGGGGCTGATGACAAAGAAGCTGTATTTGAAGGGATTATTCTACATGCTGATGTAGCATCAATGTATCCTACAACAGATATTGAATATGGTTTGTTGAGTAGAAAATTTAAGAATCCTGATGACTTTAAGCAAATGAGAGATTTTAGATTAAAATTAAAATCAGAAAAGAATCCCAAAAATAAAGCTCTTAAACCTATGATTAATGGTGTGTATGGAGCAGGAAAAGATAGAAATAATCCATCGTATGATCCACTCATGGCAAATCTCACTTGTATTTTTGGTCAAATGTTCATTCTTGATTTGATTGATAAACTTGAACCATATTGTAGATTGTTACAGACTAATACTGATGGTATTTTTGTTCTTTGTGAGAATGAAGAAATGAAGAACAAAGTAATTGAAATTACTAATCAAGTGGGCGAAAGACTTAAAATGGAGTTTGAGATAGATGAATATACAAAACTCATTCAAAAAGATGTAAATAATTACATTGCAGTTAAGAAAAATGGTGAATTGGAATGTAAAGGTGCTATGGTTAAATTCAATAAACCAATTGATAATGATTTGCCAATTTTGAATGATGCTGTTAGAAATTATCTAGCATATGATATTCCAGTTGAGCAAACTATCAACGAATGTAACGAGTACATAAAATTTCAAAAAGTTATTAAACTATCTGCGAAATACAAAGAAATATGGTATGGAAATGGAGTATCAGGAAAAGATAACAAGATTACATCTATAAACGGAGAACTTTTAAAAAGTAAAGTACATAGAGTATTTGCTAGTAAACGACAATCAGATGGATCTATTTATAAACTGAAAATTGAGAAAGGTGTAAAATCCTATGAACAGTTTGCAAATACACCTACTCATTTGTTTATTGACAATGAAGATGTTAATAATAAATATATTCCTGAGTGTTTAGATAAAGAATATTATATCAATGAAGCAAAAAAAAGAATTGATATGTTTCTTACAAAAGACGAAGAAAAAATTGATGATACGCCATATATATTATTTGAATGTATGAAACAAAGTAATAATTTTTATGAATTTCTCGAAAAATGCCTAGAGAAAAAAATAACAAAGAAAGTATTAAAACAATATCTTATTGCAGATTGTTGTAATATTTATGGAAAAACTAAAAAATTATTAGAGTTTAGAGAGTATTTTTCTATTCTATACAATAAAGATAAGATAAATTTATCAACGCTTAATAGAAAAATAAACGATGATACAATAAAGAATATTATTATACATAATTCAGAAATATCAAAATCTGGAAAATCTTATAACAATCTCAATTCTAAGAAAACTCTGTTAGAAATTTTCGATATTATCCCAAATGAAGATATAAACCCATATGAAATAATGAGTATGCAAATAGATAAATTTGATTCCGTTAGTTATATTGATCCAATGCTGAAAAATGATATGTGGTTTGTATTAAATACAAGAAACGTAATTGCTCCTAATTTAATAATATATAACATTAAAAATGGAGAAATACAATATAGAAAGGTAGACAAGAAGATATTTAAAATACTACCTTTGCAAGATGGGGATATTATTGAAATTAAAAATTCTAAAAAGGAATTTGCAAAAAAGATTATTGGAAAGGATGAAGAAGGTAAAAATATAATCGCTGCTGATATAGATAAAGAATTAGATATCATAACACAATATGAAATAGTATATAGAAACTATGAAAAGGGTAAATCCCTAATTGTTGATAGTGAGGACAATTAATGGAAGAGAAAATTTTAAAATTTGAATGTGCTTTGGATAGAATTATCTATCCAAAGTATAGTAAAAAAGTACAATCTGGTGACTTTGCAATATTCAGCATGAGAATAACGAAATGGATAGATAATAAAATTGATGAAGTAGAAATTATCAAATTAAAAGGAACTACGTGTACGCTTGAATATGGAACTACATATAAAGTATTTTGCAAATTAGCAGAAACTCATGAAATATATGGAGATACATATGGATTGATTTATATTAGTAAATGTATTGATATTTCAAGTAAGGATAAACAAAAAGAGTTTTTGAAAAATGTTTTGAATGAAAATTTAGTAGAAAAGCTTTTTGATGAATATGATGATGTTATTAAATTGCTTGAAAATAGAGATGTTAAATCTTTAATGAAAATCAAAGGAATTGGAAATCAAGTAGCTTTAAGAATGATTGATGAATATGAGGAATCTAAAGATTATAGTTCTATTTATATGGAACTAGGTCAGTTAGGATTCACACATACATTTATCAAAAAGCTTGTAGATTTTTATAAATCCCCAGATACAGTAATTGATATTGTCAAAAATAATCCATATGATTTACTGAGAGTTGAAGGTATCGGTTTTAAAAAGGCTGATGAAGTGGCTTGTAAAGTTGGAATAACTCAATATGATATTAGAAGGATCAAAGGATTTTTATTATACTATTTAAACGATCAAGGAGAAGCAGGAAGAAGCTATTTGAATTATCAAGACTTAATGAAAGCCTTATATGATACATTAGGTTTTGTACCAGAAGAAATAATAAATGCTACAGCGAAACAAATGATTGATAATAAAGATGTGGTTGTACTTGATAATGGTTCTAAAATAGCATTAAAAAAATTCTACGATTTGGAGAAAAATATAATGAACGAATTATTTAGACTCCAAATTGGACTTGTGAAAGTAGTAGAAAATGATTCAGACAAAGTTAATAGTATTCATGATGATTATATCCCTAAATCATTCAATATAGGAAATTGGGAAACAATTACAGAAAATGTAGAAGAAAAACAAGGATTCATGTTTACTGATGAACAAAGAGCAGCAATTAAGCTTAGTTTGGATAATCATGTTATGGCTTTAACTGGTGGGGCAGGAGTTGGTAAAACGTCAACAGCAAATGGAATATGTTCATTATACAGTGGGTATAATATTTTGGCTTGTGCTTTATCAGGAAAAGCCAGTGTAAGAATTACCGAAGCTACGGGACTTCCAGCTAGTACAATTCATAGAGCTTTAGGATATCAAAATGGTGAATTTATGTTCAACAAAGAGAATAAATTAGCAGTTGATATTGTTTTGATTGATGAAGCAACTATGATTAATGGTACATTATTCTTATCATTATTGGAAGCTATTCCAACAGGTGCAAAAGTAATTATCATGGGTGATGTACAACAGCTTACACCTATTGGTAATTGTCAAGTATTTGCTGATATTCTTGATAGTAATGTTTTACCAGTAGTGAAATTAAGTAAACCACATAGACAAGCTTTGAGAAGTGGTATTATTCCAACTTCAATTAAAATTGCAAATCAGCAACAAATCTTTGATGGAAATTATACAGGAAATGCGATCATTGGAGAATTAGAGGATATGGAATTAGATATTTCTGGAAAAGGAAATGATGAATCTATATCTGATAAAATTATCAAACACTTTCAAGTTGAATTAGAAAAATTCCATGATATTATGGAAGTTCAGATTTGTGTTCCAATGAGATTACGTGGAGAATTATCTTGTTATAATCTAAATTCTAAAATTCAATCTATTTATAATCCCAAATTAAGTAATTGCAACGAAATTGAAATTTTCTTAGAAAAGAAAAATGACGAAGCAAAAAAATATATCATTAGAGCAGGAGATAAGGTTATTAATACAAAAAACAATTACAAGTGTATTAATTCAGAAGGTGAAACAACTCCTGTATTCAATGGAAACATGGGAATTGTAAAAGAAATTGAAAAGAATGGAATGTGTACAATAGATTTTATTGGCATTGGAGAAGTGATCTTTACAAAATCCGATTGTAAAAATCTTGAGTTAGGATATGCGTGTACCGTACATAAACTTCAAGGATCTGGATTCTGTTCAACAATTGTTGGATTAGATAATAGCAGCTATATAATGAACAACTCAGAATTACTTTATACTGCAATTACCAGAGCAAAAAAATACTGCGTTCTTATTGCTAATAATTATGCTGTTGTGAAATCTATTCAAACCAAAGAAGTTAAAACCAAACAAACATTTTTAAAAGATATGTTACTTGAAAATGCAAAAAGATTAAAAGAAAAGGAGAATTAATATATGTCAAGTATTTATGAACTCACAGGAGAATATCTGGAACTTATGGATATGTTAGAAGATGAAGAAATTGATGAGCAAACAATCATTGATACACTCGAAGCGTTAGATGGAGAAATCGAAAATAAAGCAGACAACTACGCTAAGATTATTCGATCTCTTGAATCTGATATTGATGGAATTTCAAAAGAGAATAATAGATTAGCAGCAAGAAAGAAAACATATGAAAATAGAATCAAATGGTTAAAACAAAATCTTGAAATGTGTATGAGAACCATCGGAAAGAAAAAATTTACAACAGATTTATTCTCGTTTAATATTCAGAAAAATGGTGGGAAGCGTAAACTCACAATTGATGTTGATGTAGAAAATATTCCAGAGGAATATAGAATTAAACAACCTGATGCTGTTGATGGAGAAAAGCTGAGAGATTATTTAAAGGAAAATGGATTGGAAGGACAAGATGGATCACTTAATTGTGAATGGTGTCACTTAGAACCACAGAGTGAAAGTTTGAGAATTAGATAACTTTTATTTTATAAAGTTTAAAGGAGTATGAGATATGACATTTGATAATTTACTTGATTTACAACCTAATGTTAGGTTAGCAGATTTAATTCAATTATTCTTAATGGGATATGATGATAAAATTTATGTAAATGTGATTATACATGAAGCAAACTTAAAAGAACCAATTGAATTATCTGAGGTAAGAATTATAAATAGTGCTTTGAAACCGTATTATGAATATAAAATAGCATATTTAGAGGATTCATATTATGAAACTCCTGGAAGTATGATGACAATAAATCTAATAAAAGAAAATAACTAAATGAAAGCAGAATTTCATGGCAAAAACAATACTATATATAGTACGTTAAATTAAAATAAACACTATATATAGTATATGAGAAAAGAGGTGAACAACTATTATTCCAAAAAAATGTAATAAATGTGGTTGTGAAGAATTTTACACAAAAGAAAGTGGCACACAGACAGGGCTGTATTGTAAGAAATGCAACAAATGGATTAAATGGTTAAGTAAGAAAGAAATCACTGATTTTAATAAGTGCAACGTTGCTGATGTACAGCTTGATACAAACGGTAACATTCATGACAAATTAATTCCTTCTATTGAAGATCGTTTATGGAGATTTGTAGAATTTCTTGATAAGAAAATTGATGAAGAATTAGAAAGAGAACCATTATCTCAATCAGATTCTATTGCAAAATGTTCTTATTCACTTGCGTTAGAAAGAGATAAAAATGCACTAATCAATATTCTTAATGGTAGAGAATTTCATGATATGGGAGAATAAATATGTATAGCAAAGAAAATCCATTAAAGCTGAAAGTGATTAACTGTAAAAATTATATTTATATAGCAAATGAAGATTACTATGGAAATAAGGATTTAACTAGATACTTGTTTGATGGTGAAGTACCAGAAAAAACAAATAAAGATAGATGGTTTAAACTTAATAGTATTCCTAAAGTTGTATCAGCAAAGCAAGAAGATAAACGTATTAATGTTAGGTATGAACTGAAAGCGGGATATACAGCAACAGAACTCATGCCACAGATTATCACACAAGAAATGGAACAAAGCGAAGAATACGATGAAGTAATTGGATTATATAACTATAAGTATGACACTATTCAAGGAGAATATGAACCAATTGCATTTGAAATTAAAGAAATTTACGCAAGAGAAGATTTTGAGTTTGTGCAAAATGTATATGGAGCAGAAACCAGTTTGCTTACACAAATTGAATATCCAGAAGAAGCATATCAAGATAAACCATGTAAGATTGATTCAAAAAGAATGTTGCAGATTATCAGAAATTATGTAAAAGCAAACATAGATACCAGTGTTGCAACTATCACATCCGATTATGATTTCCATTTTGAAGTAAAGAAAAAGATTCCATTAGCAGATCCATATAATATTTTAGTAGATAAAAATAATTCATTGCTTAATAAAAGAAGAAAACCACAATGGGTAAATAAAATGATTTCTGAAAAATCAGCAACAATTATAAATTTTAAAGATGGTAATAAATCTTCCGATTATGGTAGTGATTGTTTTGTAGCTCCATCTATTATCGGAGAAAATTATCAAGATTTACAAAATAAAATAGATAAGTATTTATCAGAACTTATATCACAGATTAATAAAAAGTATTGTGAATGTCCTACTTGCAAAGGTTGGGGAATTGTAGAAGGAGAATAACATAATGGTAAGAACAAAAGTATTTAGTAAAGATTATTTAATGGATGAACTTGATTTACCGTATGAAAATACTATTGTTAATAGGATTGTAGATACTACTCGGTGGTCAATTATCCATGAGATTGTATTTGAAGATAATGGAAAGTTTTACATGACTACATATTCAGAAGGGGCAACAGAGTGTCAAGATGAAAGACCTTGGGAGTATGATGATGAGATTGAATGCACAGAAGTAGAACTTAAAGAAGTCAAAGTTAAAAAATGGATTCCTGTACAAGATTAGGAGAATAAAATGTTATACAAAATTAAAAGTATCAAACATAGCAGAGGTACACTAAAAGGATTAGATAGGCAAGATGGTAGATACCCTTTAAGAATTGGCAGAATCGTTAATCTGAATATAGATTATATCGAAATTGGATATCCGTTAGTTATTCGATATATAAGAGATTCTGATGGTACACCAATGAAGTTTAGCGTACTGAAAACAAGTAACGTTGTAGAAATCAATAGTGTAGGAGAAGTTGAATGTGATCCGTTGTTTGTGATTGTAGAAACTGAAAATTCTATATTTGAGTTTGAAAAAATGGAGGAATATGATATGAAAAATTACAATGAATGTATTGGTAAATATTATAAAAGAGAATTAGGTGACAGTTATCATGAAGGAGAAACATATGTATTTAAAATTATAGATTTTGATGGAAAATATTTTATTGTTGATGCATATGGTTTATATTTGGGATTTTCAACATTGGAAATTAATGAAAGATTAATTCCATTTTTCGACAGCAAAGACTTTAAAGAAATTGCAAAAGACGAATATGAAATAATTAAAACATTATGCATTAATCCATATGTTACAGAATGGAATTCCGAGAACGAATTGAATCCTAAAGTTTATCAATTAATTAATAGTAGAGAACTGATAAGAAAAAATCGTTTTTAAATATGAAGGAGATTTATGATTTTAAATATTTTAAATATTATTTGTTGGGCGATATTAGGTGCATTTTGCTCAAAAATCAATATAAAGAGTTTACATTTCTTTACACTATTAGTAATTATTGCAGCTATTCAGGTGATAGGAGCATTAGTTGGCTATTATAATGCATTAGCAGAATTTATATATGTATGAAAGAACTGTTTCATGGAGGTCAAAATATGAGAGATAAGAATAGAATACCAGAATTTACTAAAGAGTTAGAAAGAATATGGATGCAATATTATTCAGATTGGAGATTTGGTCAGTTAATGATAAACTTTTTGAATTATGTTGCATCTGAACATAATTATGATCCATTCTTCATAGAAGAAACTGAGATGTTAAAATATCTGAAAGAATATGAGAAGAAAAGTATATATTATAAGGAGAATAAATGAGTAAGAAGAATTATAAATATGTTCCTTGTGTGAAATATGGTGATAATAGCGGATGGATGGGAGATAAATTCTCTACTATGCAAAAGGCATGGGATTATCTCATGGAACATAAAAAGAAATATGATACAAGTAACGATGTTGTATTTATAGGCGTTATCAAATGCAAGAAAGATGAAAACCCATTTACACGAATTATTGATATTGGAATAAGGAGCTATAACGCATGGGAGTAGAAAACGTAATTAAAATTTTTAAGCAACTACAAAATACAAGAAGTTTGAATGACAAAAAATTAATTATTTATAAGAATAAAAATGATGAATTATTTAAAAAGTGTCTTGTGTTTTTGTTGGATTCAAACATTACAACAGGTATCAGTACAAAGAAATGGGATAAGATTAAAGTTAATCCAACACAGAAATCTGTTATTGATGATTTTGATAACCTATTAGACTATATTTCTAAAAACAATTCTGGTAGAGATGGTGATATTATCATATGTAAATCGTGGTGTAAAAATCAACCAGAAGAAATTCAAGAGTTTGCAAAACAAATTATCACAAAGAAATTTCGACTAGGGTGCGATAAGAAAGTAGTAAATAGTGTGATTCCAAAATTAATTCCATCATGGGATGTGCAACAAGCGTTTCCAATGTCTGATGCGAATATGCCTAAGAAAAATGAATGGTTTGCATTATCTCAAAAACTCAATGGTAATAATGCAGGATATTACAAAGGAAAGTTAATTAGTAGACAAGGAAAAGCATTTTCTGGATTAGATCATATTATTGAAGATATTCAAAAGATTCCAGATTATGATAATTTCTTTTTCAATGGTGAACTAATTCGTAAAAATATTGACAATCTTTCTGACAATGATAATTTCCAGTTAGGAACAGGCATTATCAACTCTGACGATTCTGATAAATCTTGTATTCAATTCATAATCTATGAAATGATTCCCGTAGAAGAATTTGAAAAAGGAGAAAGTAAATATAAGTACAAGGATAGAAAACAAAAATATTTAATTCCTTTATCTGAAATAATCTTAGAAAAAGAATTAGACAGTCTTAAAGTTGTTCCATTTGTATATGAAGGTACTGATATTTCAGTGATTGAACCATTGTTAAATGAAGCAAATGAAAAAGGTTGGGAAGGGCTTATGCTCAACAAAAATACAGTATGGAAGAACAAACGAAATAACGGTATCTTAAAAGTCAAATCATTTAAACACGCTGATATTTTATGTACAGGTGTAGTTGAAGGTGATGGCAAATACAAAGGGACATTAGGACTTATCAAGTGTGATTATAAAGGATATGAATTAGGCGTAGGTTCTGGATTTACTGATTCTCAACGTAATTTTTTCTGGAATAATCCAGATGAAATTGTCGGAAAGATTGTACAGATCAAATATAAAGGAGAAACACAAAATAAAAATGGTGGCATTTCAGTACAGTTCCCAATTTTTGAAATTGTAAGAACAGATAAAACTGAACCATCTTATAATTGATAACATTATAATAGGAAAGGATTTTATAAAATGAAGTGTAAAATCAAATTAAATACAATTAATGACGCAGGATTATTTGTAGCAAAATGCGGGGAATATAAAGATGTAGATATCGACTATGTATATTCTAGGTATACGATCGACGCAAAATCTATTATGGGGATTCTAAGCACAAGTCTTGATAAAGAATGTGTTGTAAATTTCTTATCAGATGATGAAAAATTATGTAATCAATTCAAAGAAGATATTAAATTATGGATCGTGGAGGAATAATACATGACAAGAGCAGATTTATTATTAGTAAATGATATTCGTAATATTTTTGCAAATGGAACAAAAGACGAAAATCCTCGTCCAAAATATGAAGATGGTACACCAGCTCATACATATTTTGTGAATCATGTTGTGAGAACTTATAATCTTCAAACAGAGTTTCCAATTTGTACATTGCGTCCTATTGCATGGAAGAGTGCCATTAAAGAATTGTTATGGATCTATCAAGATCAGAGTAGTTCATTACATTTATTAAAAGATAAATATAATGTTAATTATTGGGACGCTTGGGAATCTAAAGATATTCCAGGAACAATAGGTGTTAGATACGGGGTAACAGTAAGGAAACATAACCTTCTCAACAATTTAATTACTGACATTAAAGAGAATCCATATGGACGTAGACATATTATGTCTTTATGGCAAGAAGAAGATTTTAAAGAATCAGACGGACTAATGCCATGTGCATTCCTTACTATCTGGAATGTAAGAGGTGAATATCTTGATATGTGTCTTATTCAAAGAAGTGGAGATATGATTACTGCTAGTGGTGCAGGTGGAGTTAATGAAGTACAGTATGCTTGTTTACAGATGATGATTGCAAAAGCTACTGGATATAAAGCAGGTAAGTTTACACACTTCGTAGCAAATGAACAGATTTATGATCGTCACATTTATAATGCGAATGAGCTTATTAATAGAGCGAATGCACAAAAACTAGATTTATCTACATCTAATGGACATTATGATTATGAATTTGAACCAGTCAAAATGAATTTTAATCCTAAGTCTAATAATTTCTATGATTTCTCAATCGAAGATTTTTCCCTTGAAAATTATAATCCGATTAAACCAAATTTAGTTCTTCCATTGGGTATTTAATATGGAGAATATTAATATTAGTATACCCAAAATTAAAAATGGAACTTTATTGAAATTAGGTAGTGATAAATATTCTTTAACAATTAAAGTAGACAAACACCTAAATTGGTTTCAGAAAAAGATGTATAAAATTTGTTTTGGAATGATTGCAACCGATTATACAGAAGAATAGGAGTGTGATTATTATACATACAGTATATTGTGTATTAGGAAGAACATCTTCGGGTAAATCAACCATTACCCAAAAAGCAGCGAATAATCTGAATATGAAAGTCTTAAAATCGTATACTACTCGACAAAGAAGAGAGAACGAAACAGATGAGAATTGTGATCATATATTTATCTCTTCTAATGAAGTTGAAAAATATCGTAATGATATGATTGCTTACACCGATAGAGTAGGTTATTGCAGCTTTGCAACGAAACAGCAACTCTTGGATAATGATTTCTATATTATCAATCCCACAGGATATTATGAATTAAAACTTAAAACAAAAGATATGGATATTGAATTAGTAACCATCATGGTTAATGTTCCATACAATGACTTACGACAAAGAGCAAAGAAACGTGGAGATTATGACGCTTGGCAAGCCAATTATATCAAGGAAAGTGAAGAGTTTTCCAGTTTCGAGAAATCACATCTTATTGATTACTTTGTATTGAATGATAGAAGTCTGGAAGAATCTGTTGCGAAAATGGCACGCATAATCAATAAGGACAAAGCAAAACGAGGTATCACAGATGAGAAATGATATTAAAACATTATATGTTGATTTTGATGGAACGTTAGTTGCTACCATAGATGCAATTGTTGATTTATATAATGAAGATTTTCAATACTACAAGAAATTCCATTATATAAATTGGTGGACTGTTGATACTTGGGGATTTGAAGAATGTAATTGTGCTCCACCTGGATATATTGATTTGTACTTCAATCAGCCAAGATTCTTTGAGAAATTACATTTCATGCCTTGGGCTGAACGTGCAATCAATGAGTTATCTGAATATTATACCATTAAAATTGTGTCACATGGATATTCACCTAATCTTAAACAAAAAGAGGAATGGATTAAGAAAAGATTTCCAAATATAGAATTTATTGGTGTAAACCTTAAAGAACATTCTGATAAGTCACATATAGATATGAGTGACGGATTATTCATTGATGATAGCGCAAGAAATCTTGTAACTTCCAATGCAAAAGAAACGATTTGTTTTGGTAGAACATATAGTTGGAATAAAGATTGGACAGGTAAAAGATTACAGAATTGGGCTGAAATTAGACAATATCTGCTAGGGATTGGGAAAGAGGTGACTTTGGAGAAGTGATTATTAGTAGCGGAGAGCTAGTACGAGAGTTAAGACGTATTGGGGATAATTTCATTACTGTTGAAGTGGAGAATAGAGAATATGTAATTGATATGATTTCGCATAAACCAAATTGTGCTGACTCATTATGCGCACATCTTGTTTTGAAATGTAAAGATGGTGGAAACGGTGAAATCAAAAGAATTTGTTCATAAAAGTGGAGATATTGGTTGATAGGTTACATCTTGTAGATAAAGATAATGTGCTAAGGATAAATCTGATATTACTATTTTCAGAAAAACATTCTAATTATGACTATTAACAATTTATATAAATATCTCCACTACAAATAGTATAACACATAAAAAGAGAAAATAAATATATACAAGAAAAATAGTAAAGGAAGATAAGAAAATGACCGAAAACGAAAAGAAACTACTTGTGGAACTTATTTGCAATGAACAAACCCATATGATTGTCAAAGATCATACCAGCTATGATACTGATAAATATAAAGAATTAGAAGCACTCAAAATTAAGATTAAAGATATGTGAGAGGGGTGGTTATTATGAATGTAGTTATTGTTGGAGTTGGATCTTTTATCATTGCGTGTTTACTTGTAATTGCGTATATGTGCTTGTGTTTGGCGGTTTCAACAAAGGATAGAGAGAAGATTGAAAAGGAACTATTTAATAAGAGATTTGGTAAAGGAGATAATGAATGATTAGAATTATCAAAAAAGATGGAACTTTAGAAGATTTTGATGAACAAAAAATTGTAAACGCTTGTGATAAAGCTGCAAGACGGGCAATGTTTGAATTTTCAGAAAATGATTATTCTATTATTCTAAATGATGTTTGGCAAAAAATTGAGGAATTATATGAAGACGATTCTAATATTGAAATTTATGATATGCATAATATTGTAGAATCTGTTCTTGAAGAAGATTTTCCAGTTGTTGCAAAAATGTATAAAGAGTATAGAAATTACAAAAAAGACTTTGTTCATATGATGGATAAGGTATATGAGAGAAGTCAAGCTATCAGATATATTGGAGATAAAAACAATGCCAATACAGATAGTGCATTAGTAGCAACTAAAAGAAGTCTTATTTACAATGAATTAAGTAGCCAATTATATAAGAAATTTTTCTTAACACATGATGAAAAACAGGCTATGAAAGATGGATATATTTATATTCATGATAGGAGTGCAAGACTCGATACATTTAACTGTTGCTTATTTGATATTGGCTCAGTTATGAAGAATGGATTTGAAATGGGAAATATTTGGTATAATGAGCCAAATTATCTGGACTCCGCTTTTGATGTTATGGGAGATATTATTTTATCAACGGCTGCACAACAATACGGAGGATTTACTGTACCAGAAGTAGACAAGATTTTAGAACCATATGCAGAGAAAAGTTATGATAAATATTTTAATGAATATTTAGAAATTTGCGAAGATGTAAATGGTATTATTCCAGAAGTAATGGATTTTAGATGTGAAAAAGCATGTGAATATGCCACTGAAAAAGTGGAACGTGACTTTGAACAGGGATGGCAAGGGATAGAATATAAATTAAATAGCGTTGGATCAAGTCGAGGCGACTATCCGTTTGTAACAATGACTATAGGACTTGCAACAAGTAAATTTGGTAAAATGGCTGCAATTACATTATTGAATGTTCATAAAGAAGGTCAAGGTAAAAACGGATTTAAACGTCCTGTATTATTCCCTAAAATCGTATTTCTTTATGACAAAGATTTACATGGAGATGGTTCTGAAAAATATCCTAGTGCAGATGTATTTAATGCAGGAATTGAATGTAGTGCAAAAACAATGTATCCAGATTGGTTGTCATTAACAGGTGATGGATATGTAGCAGAAATGTACAAAAAATATAAACGAGTGGTTAGTCCTATGGGTAAGTGCAAATCAGCCCATGTAAAACGGTATTTAACTGTTTGCTTAACAGGTGTGGCGTAAGCTGCTAACAGATAGGTCTATAGGAGAAGAAATTCGATTGTACTATAGATGAAGCTGTGCTTCTTAAAAGAAGTTAATCGACTATCGGTGATGAGTGTAGCCGAGTAGAAACAGAGATAAGCACTGTTTCCAAAGATACCGCCCAATGACGAGATTTAGGACACCTCTGAGGGAAAAGCTAGTCAGTGCGTATGGTGACATACGATTAACATGTGTAGAGCATTTCTTTCACCTTGGTATGAAAAAGGTGGAATGCATCCAGTAGATGAAAATGATAAACCTGTCTTTGAAGGAAGATTCAATCTTGGTGTAGTTAGTCTTCATCTCCCGATGATTCTCGCTAAAGCAAGAAGAGAATCTAAAGATTTCTATGAGGTTCTTAATTATTATCTTGAAATGATACGCAATCTTCATAAACGTACATATGAATATATTGGTGAATTAAGAGCAAGTGTAAATCCTATTGCATTTTGCGAAGGTGGATTACTTGGCGGTCATTTAAAACCAGACGATAAAATTAAATCATTATTACCACCAATGACATTAAGTTATGGAATTACAGCATTGAATGAACTCCAAAGATTATATAATGGTAAATCTATCAGAGAAGATGGAGAATTTGCATTAGAAGTAATGAAGTATATCAATAATTATACAAATAAAATCAAAGAAGAAGATCATTTACTCTATGCAATTTACGGTACTCCTGCTGAGAGTTTATGTGGGTTGCAAATTAAACAGTTCCGTAAGATTTATGGGATTGTAGAAAATGTATCAGATAGAGAATATGTAAGCAATAGTTTCCACTGTCATGTGTCAGAAGATATGAATCCTATTGAAAAACAAGATAAAGAAGGAAGATTCTGGAATTATTTTAATGGTGGGAAAATTCAATATTGTAGATATAATCTTGGATATAATAAAGAAGCTATTAAGACATTGGTGTTAAGAGCAATGGATAAAGGCTTCTATGAAGGTGTAAATCTTGCAATGTGCTATTGTGAAGATTGCGGTTATCAACAAGTTGAAATGGATGTATGCCCTAAGTGTGGAAGTAAAATGATTACTAAAATTGATCGAATGAATGGTTATTTAGGATTCACAAGAGTACACGGGGAAACAAGATATAATGAAGCAAAAAATGCAGAAATTAAAGACAGGGTGAGTATGTAATATGAATTATCATAATATAACATATCCAGATCAAAACAATGGTGATGGGTTAAGAATTGTATTATGGGTGGCAGGTTGTGAACATCATTGTACAAATTGTCAAAATCAGCAAACGTGGAGTCCCCAAAGTGGGATTCCCTTTGATAAAAATGCAATGAATGAAATACTAAATGAGTTAAAAAAAGACTATATTAGTGGAATTACATTCAGTGGTGGTGATCCTTTACACCCCAAAAATGTACAAAATGTTCTGAAAATCGTGGATGAAATTCGAGTTTCATATCCCACTAAAAATATCTGGTTATACACAGGATATACATGGGAACAGATTATGCATCCAGTTATAACCGATATTAACTCTGAACAACTTAAAATGCTACAAATGCGTAAAGAATTAGTTAGTAAATGTAATGTACTTATAGATGGAAGATATGTCGATGAACTCAGAGATATATCTCTACATTGGAGAGGCTCATCTAACCAGAGAGTTATTAATGTACAAGAAACATTGAAACAAAAACAAATAGTATTATGGGAGTCTTAATTGACTCCCGTACAAAAGGAGAAAATTCTTATGGTAGAACCCAAAACATATCGTGTAAAACAACCAATTAGAGATAGAGATTTTGTATCTAATAATTTCAGAGTAACCCCAACTCAATATATACTAAACAAATCGTTATACACAGAGGAAATCATTCTTAATCTTACCGTAGATAAAGAAGATTATTTCGTATCAACAAATGTACGATATGCAAATGGAACATTATTCGCACCATTCTATAATCCAGATGATAGAGGTAATAATAAACTCTACAAAAAAGTAGTAAAAGCATATAACAAATTTATGAGTAATATGAAAGATATTTTTGAGGAAGTATCAGAAAATGAAGACTATTGATAAAGGAGATATCGTGTATTACACACGAATATTCCCAGAAACAGGCACATATGATTTGTGCGATTTAGTTGTAAGAACTGTTATGGATAATTGGTTCTGTGGCGTAGACAAGAAAGACAAACGTGCATACTTACTAGGATTCAATGAGATTGATGAAAATGTCTTTGATAATCGTTCAATTGCTCTTAAAAGAATACACAATGCAGAACAAAAATATCCGCAAATAAACGGAGAAACATATTATGAGGAATATTAAAAATAGTGTTGATTTAGAATGGAATGTATTTGTTCCTGATATAAATAAAAGAAAAATAAAAGTATTTAATATCTTTAATCATATCAGTTACAAACAGGAAATTGTCGAATTATTAAATCGCAGAGACGATTACACACTGGAAGAATTTAGAGAAAAAGTTAAATTATCAACTATGTATTATTATTGGTGTAAATGCGAATGGGAGATTCTAATTGCTCCTTTGATTGGTGATTTTGATAAGAAATCTGTAAAAATAGATGTGTATATGCAGTTAGAAATGAATTGGGATCACTACATAAAATATTTATTGGAGATATAAATTTATGCTTAAATATTATATACCAACAACAGAAGTGTGTATCAATTCTATTAAGCCATTTCATATAAATTTGTACGCACGTAAGATATGTGAAAGTCATCCAAATGAAAATATAATTAAAGTTAATTGGGATAATGCGGAAGAAGAAATTCTCAAAATTAAAAATGTATATCCTATTCTTCCGTTTGAAATTATTAAAAAGAGAAAAGGATTGAAGTTATTCTTTTGGAATAATTTATTTTTCAATGTAAAACAATGGAAAGAAGATTTGAATATAGAAATTACAACAACTTGGAAAGAATATCAACCTTCAATAAAAATGCTTATGAACTTCTACGACAGTGATAAAGCTATTCAATATCTTGCTGAGCGTGGTCTTAATACAAGTTCATTAATAAAATAATTATAACAAATTACATACACAAAGGAGATTATTAATATGGCAAAAAGAGTCGCAAAATTTGAAAAAGTTACATACGGACAGTTTGAAAAAGATTGGCTTGATACATTTGATATTCCTGAATTAGATACATCAACCAGACGTGAGATTGAGAGTATTTATGGAGCAATTACACTACCCAAAAGAGCAACAAAAGGCAGTGCAGGATATGACTTTGTAAGTCCTCTGACATTCACTTTAAAGCCTGGTGAAACTATTAAAATTCCTACTGGAATCAGATGTGGAATGAATACTGATTGGGTGCTGAAATGTTATCCGAGAAGCGGATTAGGATTCAAATATCGTTTACAGCTAGATAATCTCGTAGGTATTATCGACAGTGATTATTTCTATTCAGATAACGAAGGTCATATCTTTGCAAAACTTACAAATGATTCTAAAACAAATAAAATTGTTACCGTTAGACGTGGAGATGCATTTATGCAAGGTATTTTTGTAGAGTATGGAATCACAGAAGATGATAAGGTAGAAACTTCTCGTAATGGTGGATTTGGCAGTACGGACAAGAATAAAAAGGAATGATTTGAATGTCTGATTTAGAAGAAATGTTAACACCTATGGATATCATGAATCACCTAAAATTAGGAAGAAATAAGACATATGCACTTATTAAATTGAACAGTTTTCCTAAAATCAAAATAGGAAATACATACCGTATTCCTAAAGATAAGTATATAAAATGGGTGTCCAACAACATAAAAAATACAATATATTTATAATAAAAATGGGAGCTATATCATGATGATATGCTCCCTTATTTTAGTTTATAACAATAGATTTATTGCTTCTGATTTATGCTTATTCATAATGTGTAAATAAATATTATAAGTTGTAGATACATCATCATGACCAAGAATTTCTGATATAACTTTAATGTCCACGGGCTTATTTTCTTCCCAACCTTTTTGTAATAACATTGAACCAAATGAGTGTCTTAAATCGTGAAGTCCAAACCCATCAGCATTTATTTCTGATCGTGTTAATATGGCTTTCAGAGTTCTTGTTAATGTAGATTGAGATGGTGGTATGTTGTTTTTGGTGACAAATATTTCATCATCATTATCTGCGCTTTTCCCAGGTTCAATTGATTTCAAATATAATAATTGTTCTTTTGCAACAGTAGACATAGGAATTATTCTAATAGATGCTGGTTTCTTTGGGATATCAACTACCCATTGATACTTGTCATCTATTTTTATGCGTTCCATTGTTTTATTAATGTTAATTGTATTATGCTCAAAATCTATATCTTTCCATGTAAGCGCATATGCTTCACCTACTCGCATCCCAGTATATAATATAATCAAACAAAATCTTGCATTTCTACCGTAAATAAAATCACCTGTTTTCACGCCTGCAATTGTTTCATCTGCTTTCATTAATGCAACTTCTTTAAATCTATCGGCTTGCTCTAATGACAAAAATGAATGCTCTTTCTTTTGTACAGCATAATTAGTTTTATGTGGCATTCTAACACCATTCGTAGGATTTGATGTCATTATATTTACGGATATCAAATAATTAAATACAGTGTTGAGTAATGTTCTTGTCTTTTTGACGGTGCTTTCTGAATATTTTTTTGATAACTCAACATAATAATTTTGTATCAATATAGAATCTATTAATCCCATTTGCACCTCTGAAATTTTATTTGTCTTAATATAACATCTGTTTGTAGCTTGTAATGTGGCGTAGTTATTTGCTTTAAATGTTGACTCAAGTGAAGTAAGAACACTATCAATGCAATCGCCTAATGTCATTTTTAAATAATCTCTATTTGTGATATGCATAGTTTTTGATTCAAACTCTTGAACTTTACGTTTTACATCTGCCTTTGTCCGACCAGTAAATTCCTTTCGTGAACTCATGCCATCATATTTTTTTCGATACCTTTGATAGACTATTCCTTTTTTAGTAACAGTGTCCCATGATCCAGTTCCTTTTTCTCTCCTAGATATTGTCATATTTGTACCTCCGATAAACATTTTGTCGAATTGTCCATACAAAATAAAAAACTTTACTTTTCAGTAAAAATGTGGTAGTATATATAACGTGCTAGATATATTATACCATATTGAGTGGCAAGTTACAATCATAGTTCACCCTTATGAATAAATTTGAACTATAATTCACCCAGTATTCCCCCTTATGAATTAAATTTAATAGGGTGAAAAGGGTATAAACTAACACGACTAGGTATCAAGTTTGACAACTGAATATCTCTTATAAAGCGGCTTTAAAGCCAGTAAAATCAATATTCCCCAGTATTTATAAGGGGTTCAAAAGATTGATTTTCAAGATAC